ATTTCATCATTGTCCTTTTCATAGGGGAGTCTGAGGGGACTCGTCCCTTCAGTCGACTGTCGTTCGAGAACGGCTGGAATAAATACTGAACACACATTGATTGATACTTGTACTGCTTAGTCTCATACATACGTAGTAGAACACACAGCTTATCGATGGTATCAATTAGGGCATGTGTGCTTCGCACAAAGGAAAAGGTGAGGATAGATTACTAAACGTAGCCATACAGTTAATTCAAGACGGTACTTATCCACATAGCGGAGACGGAACGTATCGAAGCTGTGGGTAAGTACTAGTATACTACTAGCAAGGATGTACCTGCGGTAGCATGAGGCGTAGCCAGATTGTTTAAGGGGGGGGTTTTGCAAAGGCATGGGGCGTAATAATATATAGGACAGGGATAAAGAGGAAAGGGAGGTAACAAACCTAAACCTCGATACTTGACACACACACAACAATAACTATATTCAGAGACGTGGGGGTTTATCCTTTCGGACTCCCACACCATAGGGGGGTTTGTACAGCTACATAGCGAAACGATCGAGATGCTGCTGTTTCATACCTTAGAATCAATTTAAACACATAAATAGGAGACATACTATGCCAATGGGTAAAGGTACATACGGATCTGCTAAAGGCAGACCAGCTAAGAAGAACAAAAAGAAAACAAAGAAGAAGATGAAGAAGTCTACTAAGAAGATCATGAAGAAGGGTTTGTTATACTAATGTTAACCTCTGCACAAAAGACACTACCAGAAGATCTAAAGAAGAAGATCAAACTGGCAAAGCAAAAGAAGAAGCCAGGTACACTTATCCAAGAAGTTAATAGAAAGTATATGACATGAAGATGCTTACACCCAAACAAACAGCTCTTATGAAGAAGCATAAGGTACATCATACCGCAAAGCACATGGCATCTATGAAGAAGTCTATGTTAGCTGGTAAGACATTCACCCAAGCGCACACTATTGCTAAGAAAAAAATAGGTAAGTAGTGGCTAAGAGTACCGTTAATAAGGCTGGTAACTATACCAAGCCTACTATGCGGAAACGAATCTTCAGTCGGATCAAGTCTGGCACTAAAGGCGGTAAGGCTGGTCAATGGTCAGCACGTAAAGCCCAGATGTTAGCCAAGTCTTACAAGGCTGCAGGTGGTGGTTACAAGTAATGGCACTGAAGAAGTCACAAAAGTCCTTAAAAGACTGGACTAAACAGAAATGGCGTACTAAATCTGGTAAACCTTCTGCTAAGACAGGGGAGCGTTACCTACCAGCCAAGGCTATTAAAGCTTTATCCAGTAGCGAGTACGCTGCAACTACCAAAGCTAAGCGCAAAGGTACTAAGAAGGGTAAGCAACACGTTAAACAACCTAAGAATATTGCTAAGAAAGTAAGGAAGTACAGATAATGGCTAAGACTGCAGCATGGACCAGGAAAGAAGGCAAGAATCCCAAGGGGGGTTTGAATGCTAAAGGTCGTGCATCTTACAATAAGGGTAAAACTAAGACAGGTAAGAAGCGAAACCTTAAAGCACCTAGCAAAAAGGTAGGTAATCCAAGACGAGCTTCCTTCTGTGCTAGAATGAAGGGTATGAAAAAGAAATTAACCTCTGCTAAAACAGCAAGGGATCCCAACTCAAGGATTAATAAATCCCTACGAGCTTGGAACTGTTAACAACAAGGAAAGATTATGACATCACCACTACGATTATTATTAAAAGACAGAACTAAAGACGCACAGATTATAGATGGTAAGATATTTGCACCTGGCTCTAAGTTTGATGGACTCAAAGCTACTGAATCTAACTTAATGAAAGCATTAGATAACAAAGGTGCTAAAGAAACTAACCTTAATGATTACAAAGTTACACCCAATGCAGGTGGACAGATACTTCCTGATGGTACTCCACTACCTGTAACCGATCCTATGTATGGTAAGTTCCCACCAGAAACACCAATACCTAGTACTGGCGGTTATATACCACCAACAGATCAGATTATGCAAGACGGTACACGTATGAAACCTGATAATCCTATGTATAATATGAAACCAGTAGGACAGACATCAAGTCTACTTAATGGTGATCAAAGAAAACAACTTACAAACATAGCAATGTTAAGTCAGTTAGGACTAGTATAATGGCACATGGTGGCAAAAGGGCTGGAGCTGGTAGAACTAAAGGTATTAAAGCAGGTACAAAGAAAGAACGCTTAGATGCTGAGTTAGGTAAAGGACAGACTACTCCATTAAAGTATATGTTAAACCTCTTGAATAATCCTCAAGTATCTGTAGAAAAGAAGATGTGGGCTGCTAAAGAAGCTGCACCATTTGTACATTCTAAGCTATCATCTGTTAATCAGACTGTATCTGGGAATGATGATAAACCAATTACCGTTCAAATAGGATGGCGTAAGAAAAAGGATTAATGGAAGTAACCATACCGTATGAACCTCGACCTTTACAGGAAAAGATTCATAACGAATTAAAAAGATTTAATGTCATCTGCTGTCACAGGCGGTTTGGCAAGACGGTATTCGCAATCAATCATTTAATTATGACTGCATGTGAGATACCGAATGCAAGATTGGCGTATATTGCACCGACCTATCGCCAGGGTAAAGCAGTCGCTTACGACTATTTAAAAGAATATACAGAACCCTTAATGAAACTCGGTGGTAAACGTCACGAAACTGAACTGAAGGTTGATCTATGGAATGGATCACGTATACAAATCTTTGGTTCGGACAATCCAGATGCCCTTCGTGGGCTAGGCTTTGATGGAGTATGCTTAGATGAGTTTGCTCTTATGTCTCCTAGAGTGTGGACTGAGGTTGTAAGACCTGCAGTATCAGACAAACTAGGCTATGTTATTTTTATTGGTACACCCATGGGGCATAATCAGTTCTGGGATGTATATGATTTAGCAATACGTAGAGGTGGAGATTGGTATGGTAAAATGTACCGAGCATCTGAAACAGAAATTATACCTGACTTTGAATTAGAAGAAGCTAGGCTTACAATGCCAGCCAGTCAATACGAGCAAGAATTTGAATGTTCGTTTCAAGCTGCAGTGAGTGGAGCTTTTTATGGAAAACAAATTCAGAAGGCTGAGAAAGAAAATAGAATTACTGATGTTGAATATGATCCTACTGTTGATGTTGAAACGTGGTGGGATTTAGGTATAGGTGATTCAACTTCTATTTGGTTTGCACAAAGAGTTGGTAAAGAGATTAGACTTATAGATTACTATGAAACATCTGGTGAATCTTTATCGCACTATGCAACAGTACTAGAAGATAAAGGTTATAAGTATAACAGGCATGTTGGACCACATGATATAACTACAAGAGAACTAGGTACAGGCAAATCAAGACTTGAAGTTGCTTATGAACTAGGTATAGATTTTGAGGTGTGTCCTCGATTAGCAGTTGATCATGGTATTGAAGCTGTAAGAAATACATTAGACAACTGTTGGTTTGATAAAAATAAATGTAAATATGGTATTGATTGTTTGCGACAATACCGTAAACAGTTTGATGATAAGATGCAGACTTTTAAAAATAAACCTCTACATGATTGGGCATCACACGCAGCCGATAGTTTTAGATATGGTTGTTCCGTTGACGGACCAACACGAACTGACTGGGATAAACCTATGCATGTAGACACTAGATATATAGTTTAAGGAACAATATGGCAAAAGGTAAACCACTAGACGATTATAACATATCAGGCATTCTTGGAGATCATATTAAGAATAGCTATGGTTTTTATGAATCAGAGTTAACAGACTCAAGACGCAAAGCTAATGAATATTACTTTGGTGAAGGGTTTGGCAATGAAGTAGAAGGCAGATCACAAGTAGTATCTACTGATGTAGCTGATACTATTGAGTCTATATTACCACCATTACTAAGAATTTTTACTGCATCAGATAACATTGTTAGAGTTGAACCTGTTACTGAAGAAGATATAGGTATTGCAGAACAAGCTACTGATTATTTAAATCATATCTTTAATAAAGATAATGATGGCTTCACTACTTTGTATACTATGTTTAAAGATGCATTGCTTATGAAGAATGGTATTTGCAAAGTATACTGGGATGATTCTAAAAAAGTAGAAAGAGAAACATACCATCAATTATCTGAAGATGAATTTACTATGCTCATTGATGAGGATGGTGTTGAAGTATTAGAACATACTGAGTACAAAGATAAAAAATTTATTAAAGAAAAAGAAAAGCAAGAAGCTAAGTTAAACGAATTACCTGACATGCCACAAACTCTTATGATGCAAGAGGAGTTAAATAAAATTAAACCTCCTATGCTTCATGATGTTGTTATAACTAGAACAGAAACATTTGGTAAAGTTAAAGTTGAACCAATACCGCCAGAAGAATTTCTAATTGAAAGACAAGCTAAGTCTTTAAAAGATGCTAAGTTTATATGCCATAAAGTTCCTACTACTCGTAGTGAGTTAATTGAAATGGGATTTGATCATGACAAAGTTTACAATCTACCTATTGAAAATAAAGAACAATACAACTCTGAAAGATCTGTAAGATATAAAAACATAGATGATGATTATGATAGAACTGTTGGTGATACATCTACAGAAGAAGTTATAGTTTATGAATCATATATTAAAATGGATGTTGATGGTACTGGTGTTGCAGAACTAAGAAAGATTACTAGTGCTGGTGAAGGTGGATATACTATATTAGATAATGTTGCTGTTGATTCACATCCATTCTGTTCTATTACACCTA